CTCACCTCGTCTCATACCTGTATCTATGAGAATTTTGATGATTGCTTTCATTTCTTCCCTGTGTTTCCTTGCTATTAGATACTCAGCAGTGTCCATAGCCGCAAAAACTTTCTTTTCTTCATCTGGAGAAAGCCAACGCACACGGTGTCCCGCAGGTCGTTTGCGTGAAAAGTGAGGGAGTTTGTCGATCCAGTCACGTTGCTTTGCATACCTTAGCAGTGTGCTTAGTACGCTAACATTGTGATTGATTGTTTGAGACGCTAAAGGTCTGCCCCGATGGGATTTAAGCTGTTCTAGCTTCTCAATGAACTTGTCGACCATAGCTGTGTCGATGTCGTTAATCTCTGGATCATTAAGAAAGTTAATGCACCTCCGTGCTTGGCTGTGAAAGGTTTCGCACCCTTCCTTATCTCTCCAGAGCTTCATGCCTGCTTCAGCAAGTAGCTCACTTAATAACATTTTGTCCTCCTTGTATTTAAGTGAAAAAACACCGGTCCACAATTGGACCAGTGCATAGGATGACAAAAATTGCGTCTGAAGTTATTTTTTACCGCTTAAGTACATAACTCGTGGCTTTTCTTTTATTTTAAATAATTTCATTATCAATTTAGTGATTGCTTCCATCTTGGTATTCACCTGTTCGTATTTGCTCCGCAAGCTCTTCGGCGCGCTTGCCAACTTGGGTGCTCCAACGGCTGTCTAGCAACTCTGCTGCCGCTGTGTCGAAATCTGATTCCTTTAGCGCTGCCATTGCGTTTTCGAACAACAGAGCTGTTCCGATCCCTACGTTGAACACAAAGTTCAGCAGTGCGTCGTATCTCGCAGGATTCAGCTGCGCTGACCACGGCATCAAATGTTCTACTTGTGAATCTACACGAGCGAGATCGTTCATTAGAAGGTACTTTGCCTCTGCCTCTGTTATGCCAACATCCTCGAGATTTCGGCCAACGCCGATTGTTAGTTTGTTCGACGTACATTTGTAAGGCTTAAGCTCCAATCCTTCGTGTCTTATAATTTGATTAACTAGTTGTGACGCTACCATTTACTTTTTTCCAAACATCTTTGTTGCACCCTTAATACCAAACGAAGCTGACACGATTACACCTAAAGTGTACTTGTACCAGTCCGGTGTCATTGCTAGCGCTTCAAATCCGCGCTCTACGTAATCGACAGTAAACGGCAAGAAACAGAGTAAAAGCGGAATACTAAACAAAATTGTAAGGTACTCATCTTTCCACGACTCTTTTGAGCCTTTGACTGCTTCAACATCCCAATCAATTTCACCGCTAATTTGTTTTTCCATAAGGCTTGTTTCAGCCTCTATTTTAACGAGCTTCTGCTTGGCTTTTGCTTTTTTGGTTTCCATGTATCCGCCAACAGCTTCACCAGCAATGCCCATTACGCCCTGTATAAGCATTCCAATCAATTTACAATCTCCAGTATTTCTCCGTCTAGCATCAAGACTGTAAGTTCTTTGCAAGACCATTTTTCATCGAAGTTAGCAGTGTGACCTACGTTGCGTTTTATTTTGCGTCTTATAGACAAACACTCTGACAACGATTTGTAAGGTGTGTATTCCATGCGCTCTTGCCCGATTGTTAGCAACAACACAAATGTTAGCTCAATCATTATAACCGTTCCTTAGTTTCTCTATGTGTTGTTCTAAATTGCTTATGCGCTTTTCGTAGAAGTCCAGCGTTAGTTTTTGTTGCTGGTCGTAAGGTGCACGACCTTCTTCTATCTCTGTTTGTAACTTTTCTAGCTCGCTAGCTATGTGCTCTATAAGCATGAACTGCTCAGAGTCTGCTGGCAGGCTGCCCATCTCACCTCGTGGCCACTTAATGCGAAACTCAGTGTTTTGTTCTAAATCAGCTTCCATCATAGTTATGTTGGTTTCGATCTGATTAAGACGTTCTATAATTCCAAAGTATGCCCATGTTGCCAAAGAAGCAGCAGCGACCATTGATATGATGTTACGAAGGGGTAGAGCCACTTCAGTATTGTCGCTGAGTTTTGGCATCATCAACCTCGTGTTGCTATCAAAACTAAATAGAAAAAGTACACGACAATTGCTGTGCCGATGGCGATTAGACCGAATATGGTCATCCACTCCATCAACTGCTCTCGTTCGTGCTCTCTTCGTATTTTATCTTCTTGTCTTTGTTTGCGGCACTGTGCTTGAAACTTAATCCAGTCTTGCCACAGTCCAGGTCTACCGTAGTAGATCATGAGCTCTTTTAGTTGCTCTTCCTTTTTGTTTATCTGCTCGAGCGCAATAAATTCCTCTAGGTCGTTATTAGACCGCCACTTAGAGTTTTTCTTTTTGTTGCCTCGAGTGTGCAGCTCATCTTTAGCTGTCACAAAATTGCTTATGGCTTTGCCGCAGTCAACTACGTCTTTACCGTTAGCAATTGTCTTTTTAATAATCGCAAAGGCGGCGTTTGCTGCAGCTAACTCTGCAAGCAACTAAGACTCCTAATTGTTTGTGTCTCTCCAGAACTTGTATATTTTTATTGCCAAGTATGTGATCGACATAATTCCAACACACAAAGCTACCCACTCGTTTAGAGCTGGCAGCCACAATGGTGCACTAACACCACCAATGGCTACTGCCATGTCGTCTGTTCGCATTAATTTCTCCTTAGGAAGTAGGCATAGAGTAAGACATCCACTCGTAGTCAGCTGCGTTTGTTGACGCTGAGCTACCAGACATAAAACCTATTGCGTCATCACCAGCTTGAGGCGTGGCATTTAGTGTAGTCCATGATTCAGTTAGAGTTGGGTATGCAAAGGCAACACGAAAGCCTTGAGAGGCTGTTGTTACTCCACTGTTATAGACACCACCACCGAACATCATTTCAAGATGGTTTACTGTCAGACCAGCATTGAAGTGTGTGCCAAAGCTGAAGAACCTAAAGCCGTAAGATATACTAGAGCCATTAGTCCAAGTATAAGAGTTTGAGGCATTGGCTGCATGGTTAGCAGTCGTGTTGGTGCTAAACTGCTGAGCGTGTGCGAGTATCTGTGTGGGGCTGCCGGTAGGATTAATGTTACTATCGATGTAACTTGCACCTGATGTGCCACCAGCGAGCGTCAAGTTAGACTGAATAAATGTAGTGCCACTTAAGATGTTGATGGTCGAGCCAGTGTTATTGGTAATATCAAAGCGGAATGTTGATGCACCGATATGCTGTGTGCTTCCTACGCCGCCAGTCGTTGCACCTACTCTTGTGACAGTAAATGCAGAACCTAAAGGAGCGTCTAGCGTTCCATCTTGCCCAGACCAGCCGTACTGGCTGCCAGAATTACTTCCCATGATACTTACAGGAGTGTTAGCCGGTACTGTTCCAGGTGGCTGATAGTTAGCGTATCTGATGAAAAGGCTTGAGCCAGAGGCATTGTCTAACGAACCAACTGGCAAGTCGAAATTACCGCTGATTACGTCAGCGAAGTCTCTTGCTCTAGTCATGTTACTCTCCGCCTTCTTCTACTGGTTTGAGTGCAGCTGTTCTGCTCTGCCCTGCTTCTAGGAATGAAGGTTTACCGCTGCCTACCTTGAGGTGCGGTGGGATTATCGTGTAAACTAATTCATCTAAGTCAGCCTCAGTCATGTCAGCTTTAAGCTCTACGTATGACCATGTGCCATCGCTAAAGATAATCTTAGCTACGTTGTTTTCTATTTCTCCGACCGTGTACTGCATTATGCCGTACCTCCTAAATTACTGCCGTTGTTTGTGTAAGTAACGAAGCTGATGCCTCGAATGTATTTGCCAGCTGCACCACCACCAGAACCACCTGAGCCGCCTGTGTAATTGCCGCTTGCACCTGTGTTTCCAGTGCCGCCTGTGTTTCCATAAGTGCCACCTGTACCACCAGTGCCACCAGCACCAGCATTAGTACCACCGCCAGAGCCACCAGAGCCGCTTGCGTTTCCACTTACATATCCCTGACCTTTGCCACCAGAGCCACCAGAGCCACCGCTTGTGTAATGGGTTGTGGTAACAGAGGTTGTCACTCCATAGTTTCTGACAGTTCCACTTGCATAGCCGTATGGATACCATAACTTGCCTTGAGCATACGATTGCCAATCGCCAAAGCCACCATTCTTGACCAGTACACCACCCCACTTAATCCAAGTTTGAGAGTTAGCGGTATCGTAAATGTAATAGTTGGAAGAGCTATAGCTTCTCGATTGGTTTCCTGTTGTTGTGTAAGACCCTTGACCGCCTGTGCCACCTGCACCACCACCGCCGCCACCTGCTCTAATAGTGCCGTTGTTGACTAAGGTGCAAGCCACTGCAGCTTCAAATGCATCACCACCTGCACCACCACCAGCTGCGCCACCTGCGCCGCTGAGAGTGCCATTGTTTGTGATTGTAATCGTACCTACACCACCTGATGGTATTTCTAAGGCTTCTTCTGATGTGCTTGTTGCACCCAGTTCGACACCTGCGTTGATAACAATTTCTTTTGGATAGTTTAAATCATAATCATCGCCAAACAGTGTGCTTGCGTTTTGATTGGTTGCACCAGATGTAAAGGTGTAGCGGAAGCCTTTTGCTTGTCCTTGAAAGTTTGCAATTGATATTTCGCCTGATGTAGGTACTTGGGCTGCAAGATTAACAGCAGCGTTGTCGCTAGCTTTAGCTCTTACGTTAGAGCCACCCCTATACAAATCAGCATAGCTAATAGCCCCAGACATACCAAACTCAGTGCGAATATCGTTAAATGATACTTCGCCTGTTCCTATGGTCATGGTGTGCCATATCCTGTAATGTTGTCTGCTGCAACCACCGCACCAGCCGAAGACAGCTTGAATACAGTAGTGCCGTTATATTTGAAGTTCAGATCGTTATCGCCTGTATCTAGCTCAATAGTCCACTTTGACGCGCCGAACCTAATAGCGTGACCGTTTGTGTCGAGCTCACCGCCTAGCTGAGGAGACGTATCACCTACCAATGCAGTGTTGATGCCAGTCAGATTAGACCCATCGACCGCTGGCAAAGCAGCTGGAAAACGTGCGTCTGGAATAGTACCTGATGACAAGTTGGATGCATTAGCTTGAGCGACAGTCAAATTAAACATGCCGTAAGCAACAATGTCTACAGTGTCATTTGTCGCTGCAGCTGCGTTAAGCGTGATGCTCGTGCCGTTAGTAGCTGTAAAGTCGCTAGGTGTTAGTTTGATACCATTTAGATACAGATCAACGAAGCCAACGTCGTAAGTTGCTGGGAATACAGTAGTAGAACCTGTGTAGCCACCTGATGACGTACCAACTGTATAGGTGCTGCGCTCTGATGTTCCGTTTACTACAGAGCCAGCGTCATTAAATGCGCTTCCGTCGTACACTTTCAGCTTGCTGTTACCTGTGTCAAACCACAAATCACCAGCTGTTGGAGAACCAGGTGTAGTTCCTGAAACAAAATAAGTGTCACCAAAGTTGTTAACTGAAGCTAGGTTGCTGTTTACGTTGTTAATTGCAGTTAATGCACCAGCAACGTTGTTGATGTTTGTTATTGCACCACCGACAGAGCCGATTGTGTTTGTGCCAGACAAGTTTGTAGCAACAGTGCCAATTGTATTTGAGCCAGCTAAATCTGTTGCAACTGTTCCGATGTCTGTAGCGTCACCTGCTACTGCAGTAATGTTTGCTATGTTTGTCGAATTAGCAACAGTATTAACTGACGTGATGTTTGTCGCAACAATAGACAAATTACTGTTAACTACAGAGATTGTATTGCCCATGCCGTTTCCGTGCACTGTACAATAATATCTGAGCGACGCAGGCGCACCTGCTGCAACATCTATCTGTACTTGCGCACCTGTCGAACCTGCTGCGTTTGTTGTAGTCACACCAGTTG